TGATCTGAGTGTCGTCTATTTTCAATTGACAATTTTAAATCATTAGCTCGTTTTCTAGCCATATAGTCATTATCAGCATAAACGTACATATCCATTGTAACAACGTATCTTTTATTTTCTTTATTCATAACCTTTATTTTATATTATAATTTTATTTTATTGTATTCAACTTTTTTAGTAGTGTTAATGCAGGTGATTAAATCATCTACAACACATGGATCGACGATAGCGCCTTTTGATTGTAATTCATAAACAATTGATTCTAATAATGTGTAAGAGTGTAATGTTGACATATAACCTTTATTTAATGCTGGTGCTTATGTGCTCCAACATGGTAAATATACGAACTCTAGCCCGGGAAGCCAAGCCTCTTGCGCATTACTTTATTTTTCTTTTCTAATAGTAGCATTAGGCCAATTACCTATTTTCATATCTAGATTTATTAATAAATCGATTCTATTAGTATATCTCTTATTCATCTTATCCATTACAATGTAAACCCCATCGTAATCTGTTCCCATCACACACACTTTAGTTCCTTTTGGGAACTCCTTTAATAAATCTCTACTTACCGCTATTATTTTATGTTTATATGGGTTATTTAAGTCTAACTCAAACATAAACGCAGTATGTCCTGGGTCTGAGTTTGTTTGTTCAGGTACCGCGTTATACACAGTGGCATGTACATTTTTTTCTATTGGAGTAAAGGATAATAAACCTAATGATAATAGTATAATTAATTTTCTCATATTTATTTGTTATTTAAGTAATAGATTGCATCTGTTATTTTTTGACAACGTTTATAGTCTTCAAGATCCTCCATATTTTCTAAATTTACCTCTAATGTTTCAGCTAAATCTTCTCTACCTATAATAACATCATATGTTAAATCTTCATCTTTTGTATAAATTCTTATAACTGGTATTTCTGGGGAGAGAGTGTCAAGATTTTTAAGTGCTGTATCTACTATTAAATTGGGTAAAAAGGGACTATCACTTTGAAACATTTCTTCCATCTCTTCGGATGTTTCAAATTCCAATTTGTGGTCAAATACTAATTTATTGTCATCACTAAAAAATTCTAAGTAAGGTTCTTTATCCATATTGTATATCTATTTAGATATTAATATACGAAAATTATATGTGGTATCCTAATTTTTATTGGGGGAATTTATTTCAGTTAACCACCCCCATTTGACACCATTAGTTATTCTATTTTTAATAGTACCCCAATCATTTATTTTTTCACAGTATTTAAAATCTCTTAATATCTGTTTTTCCCTTTGCTTACAACGATCCCATTCATCTGTTATCAGGATTTGATATGTTTTATTTTTATACTTGTAGGTGGTCATACTAAAAATTATCTAAAAACTTTCCTCTAAGTTTTTTACCCTTTAGTTTTTGATATTTTTCATCATCTCTTAAAGTTTTAGATGCTAATTTTTCTAGATGATTTGATTTTTGAACATCATAATCATCAAGTATTTGTTTGTGTTTTTTGTTTTTCATTTTTATATTCTACTTATATATTGGTTTGTATCATCTTCTTCTTCCCCATCTAATCCTAATTCTTTTAAACGTTGTAAATGATAATCATCTATTTCAAAATTAATAACTTCACTTGTACCATAATGTTCTTGTTGAGATTCTATTTGTTTTTCATCTTTTGCATTAAATATATCTCCAACTTGTAAAAAGTAGTGGTTATAACATAATAATTGAACGTTATCTAAACTATAGTTATTATTGTTTTTATCTTTAAAATGTAATAATAAAGGTATTTTATAATCTAATACCCTTCTTTCTTTAAAACCACATATAGAACATTCTTCTGGAAGATATCCTTGTTCTATAAGAGCATATTTAAGTTTATTAGGATCAAAATGTGAAGCCGCTATTCTACCTTCAATTATTTCAACCATATGAGGCATCTTTTTAGAACCTTTTAAAAACTTGGGTACACCAACCCCAGCTTGATTCTTATGAGACTCAAATAATTTATACAATTTAGCCCATTTCTTATAGTGTTGGTATGAAACATGGAGGTATCTAGCAGCTGCCATATTTGATAAAGTCTTTGCTTGAGCAGCTACTATTTGTTCTTTACTTAATGGTTTTGGTGCGGCCATTATTTATCTTTAGGTGTAATAATTGTAAAGGGTCCTTGAAGGTTTTTGTCATCTTCTATATTTGTCTTAAAATCTTTCATGTTTTTAAAATCCTCATCTTTTTCACTTTGGTAAGAATTATAATCTGAATCAGACATAATAATAGTTTCAACCCAAGTATGATCTCCTTCACCTTTTAGTACTGTAATTGCTTTCTTAGTTTCACTTCCTAATCCAGCTTCTGAACATTTAACACAAAATGAATAATTATATTGAGTTAATCTTAATTCAGGCATATCTTCCCCGCATTGACTACAAGGTATCATTTTTAAATTCATATTTTTTATTTTATTTAGTAGGATTATTATATAATAGCCCTACCCTTCATTCCTTCCCAATCTCTATTTTCTCTAACATCATTATTTTTACAATCAACTGCTGTTAGTATTCTTGGTCTTACATTTAAATCATGAGATAAATCTATTAATGCTTTAACATCTTTAGGAAAACAATGTCCCCCATAACCCAAATCACCATCTGGTCCTGGTACTGACCAATGTGATTTACCCAATCGTTCATCATACGTAGCATACTCTATTACTTTATCATAATCTACTTCTAATCCATTACATATTTGATACATTTCGTTTGCAAATGATACTTTAGTTGCTAGGAAGCTATTAGTAACATATTTAACCATTTCAGCGTAGGTTGAATCGGTTTTAACAATAGCAGCTTTTGGAAATACTTTAGAATATATGGTTTTTAATTTAGTTGTTGCACTTCTAGGCCCCCCTAAAATAACTCGTGTTTGATTTTCAAAGTCAGATACAGCATTTGCTTCAGTTAAAAATTCTGGGTTGAATGCTATATTTAAATTATTATATTTTTTATTCCATTTTGCTACTGTTCCAGGAGAAACTGTTGATTTAATTACTACAATATCCCCTTTACCTAAAGTTGATATGTCAGCAACTGCTTCTTCAACTATATCTGTATGGCAACTTCCATCTTGGTTCATAGGAGTTGGTAAACAAACAAATATAATATCACACGACATTGTTTCTTCTTTTCTACTATTACAATGCATCATACCCTTTATATCAAAGGTTTTAACATCATAATAATTTTTAAATTTTTGGTAAATTGCATTACCAACAAATCCTTGACCTATTATTCCTATTTTCATATTATTTATTTTTCCAAAATGAGTAAATTCCTTTATCTAATTCGTATTTAGACCATACAAAACGTTCTCTCATAGGTTGTTGTTTAGCCCATTCCCACATTTCTGTTAGTCCTTCCTTTAAATTTGTTGTATGTTTAAAACCTAATATATCAACTGATTTTTGGTAAGTTGGTATAGAATGTTTTACTTCATGTCTACCTTCCTCATAAGAAACACAACAAGCTCCTGTTACATCCATAAAGGTATCAAGTGCTTCATTAATTGAATGTTTTTCAATACCGCCTAGGTTAATAATTTCTCTACTTGCTTTTGGTCTTACTGCTGCATTCCAAAGGGGTTCTAATGAGTCATCAATGTAACTAAAAGCTCGTGTTTGTTCTCCATCACCAAATACAGTCATTCTCGTCTTATTAAGATGTTGGAACATCCAAATACCTAATACATTTCTATATTTATCCCAAATGTTTTGTTTAATACCATAAACATTATGAGGTCTTATTATACACCAATCTAACCCATGTTGTTCACCTGCAATTTGTATATCCATTTCACAAGCATATTTTGCAACTCCATAAGGATCAATTGGTGCTTGTTGTTGTTTTTCATCAAAAATACCACCATCTCCATGACCATACACTGCTAATGTTGATGTAAATACCAATCTTTTAACGTCGTGTTTTATACATTCATTGACTATGCGTGCCGTTGCTTTTAAATTGTTATCATAGTTATACCCACGTATAAAAGGCGATAATCCTTCAGCAGCATAAGCGGCAAAGTGAAATACATAATCAAATTTATTTACTTCGAAACAATTTTCAATGGGGTGTGTTACAAGATCCATCTGCCAAAAGTCAACTTTAGGATTAATGTTTTCTTCAAAACCACCACTTAAATCATCAATACCTACTACCTTATATTCTGGTTTGTTTTCAATGATCCAATCTGCTAGTCTACTACCTAATAAACCTGCTACTCCTGTAATTAATACTTTTTTACTCATTTTTTTAAAAAATTATTTAATTTAGTTAAATTCATCCTAGTATCCCAAGGGACGTGTGATGGTGCTTTTATCAATGTACTAAAAGGAGCTATGTCAGCCAAGTTTTTATCACCTGTTCCTATATTAAATACACCACTAGCGTTTTTATTAATTAATTCTATAACTATACTTGACATTTTTTGTACTGTATCCCCACTTGTTTTTACATCCCACACTTTTTGATGTGGGAAAGGATGAGGTTTATGTAACCCTCTGCATATTAAATAATTAAAACTATTTAACTTAATATATTCATCTGCTAATAGTTTAGTATATGCATACCATGTACCATCAGGAAAAGGTATATCTTCTTCAGTTGGTGGAGTTAGATTGTTGGCATACACAAATTCAGTGGAAATATGAATTAATTTAACCTTATTATTATTACATAAATTTGAAACACTAACAGCAAATTTATAATTTACCTCCTTATGTATAAATTGGTCTGATGAATATGATTGGGTGTGGGCTACACAGTTTATTACCGTATTATATTTTTTAATTAGCTTATTTAAATCTTCAGGGTTATTTATGTCTAAATTCCCTAATTTTCTAGATGCAACATCCCAACCTGTTTGTTTATGTAATTCACTTCCTAGTAAACCATCTCCTAAAATTAATACTTTCATTATTGATTGAAAAATTCTTTTATTTTATCACAAACATAGTCTATATCTTCAATTGTTAAACCATGGTGTGCACCTAATAAAAATCCGTTTTTCATAATAAGATCAGAGTTTTCAAAATCTTGTAGATATTCTCTGTAAACAGGGTGTCTAGTAACATTACCAGCAAATGTAACTCTTGTTTGAATATCATTATCCTCTAGAAAAGTTAATAATTCAAATCTTTTCTCAGTTTGAAATGGAATTGCTAGCCAATTAGGTTTTATAGAATCGTCTGGGAGTATTAAATCACCTACTCCTTGTAAGTTTTCTAAATATCTCTCAAAATTTGCTCTTCTAATTTTTGAGAATTTTTCAAAACGGTTTAATTGAACTAACCCAAAAGCGGCATTCATTTCACATGCTTTCATATGATAGCCTAATACACTATATAAAAATTTATGATCATATGGTATTCCATCTACTGTATGATTAAACCTGTCATCCATTATTTCTGAGTCGTTGCCTAATCTACCCCAATCTCTATATTGTAGTGCTTTGGTTACATGTTTTTCATCATTAAACATCACCATTCCTCCTACTCCACCAGCAGTAATAACGTGAGAAGCATAAAAACTAGTAGTAGAAACATCTGTAATTTGGGTTTCAGTAATAGTATCAGCAGAATCTTCAATAAGAAATATATCTTCTCTACCCATAGCAATAAGACCAGCTTTTAACCTAGCCCAATCAGGTTTATTACCAATAAGATTAGGTAACATTAGAGCAGAAGTTTCATTAGTTACTGCGGATAATACTTGGTCTATATCAGCAACATAATCTGTTAACCCAACATCTACAAATATTGGTTTGTATCCTAGTTGTATAATAGGTGCTAATGTAGTTGCAAAAGTACATGCGGGGGTTATGATGTGTGTACCTTTTTTTAGGTTTAAACCCGCTATTGCTAATAAACAAGCAGATGAACCACTATTTACAAACATCCCAAATTTCTTACCAAATCTTTTAGCAATTGCCTTTTCAAATTCAACTGATTTTGGACCTTGTCCTCCTAACCATCCTGCTTTTAAACATTCAGTTACAGCATCAATTTCTTCTTGCCCGTACGATTCAAATTTATATGGTGCATACCATACTTTTTTAGTGTGTTTTTTCATAACCTATACATTTTTAATATTATACTAAATGCCATTTACAAAGTGGTGATAACCAAGCTGTTTCTCCATGAGTGGCAAACCCTGGTATTGGAGTTATTAATAATTCATTTTGTGATCTTAAATCTAAAAACATTTTAAAGTCATCAGGATGAACTCCTGATGTCCATTTTCTTAGTGTTGGTTCTACTCGTTTTAAAGTACTAACTTTTGCTGCAAAAGTCATTGTTGTTGAGTTTGTTATTTTCCAATGACATGAATCGGTTAAATATACTCTTGTATCTTCGGCACCCCCTACACAATAAGGATTACCACCTTTTTCAGGTACCATATACTTATCTGGATGATCATATAATGAAACAAAGGAGGCACCTAATGTAAATCCTTCTTCTAATATTTTTTGAGATCCAGGTTTATGAAGGTAATCATTTTCTATAAAATAAATAATTTCATCATCATCATAGGTTAAAGCTTCATCTAATGCTAAATTAAATGTTGCTGCTCCATTACCCTTACTAGCATAAAAAATATGATTTCTTGATATGTGATGTTGGATCATATCATTAGTTTCGGAAGAAATGTTATCTGCTATAATACTCCAATCAGTATCGTCAAATACTCTTAAGGCATTAGTTAAACATTTTTCATTATTGATATAATCAGGTTTCACTTTATTATAACCTGCATCTGATATTCTATATATTATTTTCATTTATATTCTATACCTTTAATGATTTGTCCATTTTTAGGGTTGTGAGAATTATTTTCAAATAAATTTGGAGGCATACCCCACTTATATATAAAGGTTTGAGCAGCAGGTGATTCAGATGAAATCATTTCTTCTTTATTTTTACCTTTTTTAGTTGCCATACTTACAAAATGATAAAAATGGGCTTTAGATGTTCTACTAAATTTTAAACCATTTAATTCTAATTTAAGGAAAAAATCCCAATCACATATAAATGGAGATTTGTAGAGTGTATCAAATCCACCTACAATCATATAATCTTTTTTAGACATAGCAAAAGGAAATATTCCACCATCAGGGGTTGAAACCTCATTACGTATTGTTGGTTCATATTGTTTAAATCCTTCGTAATCAAAATTACTTGGATGTAAACCAAAATCCTTTACAGGAAAATTAAATATACCATTAAAGGGTTCAATTTGGTTTATTGTTAGTACGTGATTATATTCTAATTCTTCTTCTATAACTTTATCCCAATCTTTACATAATACGTTATCGTCATTAATTATAACAATAGTTTCATTATCAGCATTACAAACTCCTAGGTTTAATGCCATTTGCATACCTTGGTTTTGTTCTAGGGGTAAAAAATGAATTTTATCCTGATATTTTTCAATAATATGTTTAGATTCTTCAATAAATCCATCTAATATTACTATAATTTGGTTTTTTACAGATTGTCCTTCTAATGCTGATTTCAAACACAAGTCTAGACATTCTGGGTTTCTATATGAGGGTATAATTAAACTTACCATATTTTTAAAATTTATATACAATTAATACGTCATCATGTCTTCCTTTTACATCTCTCAAATCAATAATTTCACAATTATCATGTAAAGCAATAAATTCATCTTTAACTACATCAAGGTTAACAACATCTTCTATTATGTAAACCCCACCAGGATTTATTTTGTTATTATTTTTAAAGTTTTTAAATGTTTCAACTTGATCACTAAGAACATGAGACCCATCATCTATAACAACATCAAAAGTAATTTCTTTTATAGTATCTAAAAATTTAGGTTTTGTTGCATCTTCAATCCAGATTGTAAATCTATCATCATTTTTATACCCCCCTGGTTTAAATTCATTACTAAATATCTCTACGGCGTGGATATCAACTCCATATATTTTTCCTTGGTTAAAATATTCATACCACATTTCAAGTGATTCCCCATAAGCTATTCCTATTTCTAATAAATTAATATTATTTTTTCTATAAGGTTCTAATAATTTTTCATATGAATTAATATAAGAATGAGCAGTTCCTTTATCTCCATGTCCACCACTTGGGTTTGTATCCATATATCTCTCGTAAATGTTTTGCAATGTCATTCCCCTTTCTATATTATCATATCTTTCATTTTGCTTTTCTTGTCTTTCTACTTGCTTATTATGAGTAATACTAAATCCTTCCTCTACAGGTAAAGCTGCAAATTCCTTATATCCTGTTACCATACCATGGACTGGGTGACCTGTCCATTGGATTTTTGGTGTGTTTTTGTATATTCTTTTTTGTTGATCAGGCCAATTAACCCAACCTTTCTCATTTACTCTCCAACCCCATTTTTTAATATGTGCCTCTGTTAAACCTTTTACAAGGTTTTTACGTGGGACTATTAACATATCTAAAGTAGGGTTTGATTCTAAAATAGGTTTTAAGTTAGATACTAAACTTTCATTTGGTATTTCATCTGCATCTATTTGAAATATGAAATCTCCTTCGCATAAAGAATTCATATAATTCTTATTTTCCAAGAAATTCTGTTGGAAATCAAAAGGAAATGCTTTTACTATATCTTTGTGGTGGTCTATTACATCTAAAACTTCACCCGTAACTCTATTATCATCATAAACAATTACTATCTCATCTTCTCTATCAATTAAAGGAAATATAAACTCTATTAAATGTTGAAGTTCTTCGTGTTCATTACAAACTGTTATTCCGTAACTTATTTTCATATTTATCTAGCTTGGTAATGCCCCAATATACGAAAGAGCATCTATATAATCACGCTCTTCAAAATATTCTACTGTAGACATATCTGGTTTATATAAGGATTTTGATCCATCTTTGTTTGTAACTTCTTTATCTAATTTAATAGCTTTAACTGCCGCCCATTTCCATTCTTCTATATTAGCACCTGAAGCGTAAACCATTCCTAATTCAGGAACATTTATGTTGTTGGGTAACCATACTAATTCGGTATCGGTATCTAACCAAGCTAAGTCCTTATATAATTCGGGAAGTAAAACCATTTGTTCTTTATAAAAGTCTGTATCGACTTTCATTAATGTATTTGTCATAAACCCACATGATAAACTCATATATTGCGTTATATCTTTGCTTACTTCTATTTTATAACATAAATCACCGCCTGATTTAGGACATTGTATTATTTCATCGTATTGTGCCATACTTATAGTTTTGGTGTTATTAATTGTGGTAAAGATAATTTTACCTCTTTAGGAATAAAGGGTATATTCTTTTCTAATACATCCCCTAATAATTCTTTCATAGCATCAAATGAAAAATTGGTTTTTATATGATGACCATGTTTTTTAGCTCCTACTATATATTTTTTATAATTTTCGTAAACATCCTTAAGTGCTTTTATTGATGCGTTATCATCAATTTTAAACCATTGTGTTTCTTTTAATAACCACTGATTAGCAGCACTTGCATGTACTGGTTCTAATTGACCAGGAACTAAAATACAATTACCCTGAGTTAAAAAATCAACATGACCCGACCAAGCTGATGCAATAATAGGTTTTTTACTTAATCCAAATTCTGCTAAAGGTCTACCATAACCTTCACCTTTAGTAAAGCTAATCATGGATTTTACTTTAGGATGGTTATATAAATCATTCATTTGAGTATCAGATAAATTACCATTAAAAATATAAACATTAGGTAATTTAGTACCTTTAGGGTAATGTTTTTTTATGATTTTGATTTTTTCTAATAATTCCTCTCTACTTATATAACTATTTCTCCCAGTACATGCTTTTAAAATTAAAGCAGGTTGTGATTTTTTATTCTTAAAGGCGTCAAAGAAATTTCTAACCATTAATCCAACATTTTTTCTATCATGACCAAAAGCACCATTCATCCAATGTCCTACAAATAAATAACAAAATGTTTCATTTATTGAATCTAAATCTAATTCTACTTCTTGTGGTTTTTTATAAAAATAAGTATCCAAATCAACTCCTTCAAATATAACTTCTATGGGTTTTTCTAATTTAATTATTCCCTGGATTACATTTGTTCTTTTATCTCTTTGCTCAAATTTAATATCTGAAAATACTTTTTTACTATGTTCTGATGATACTAAATTAAGATTCATTCTATTTAATCCTTCAATCCAAGTTGAAGCACAACCTGTACTTTCAATCCCCGCTGTACAACCAATATTATAAGTACCTACTGGTTGGAACTCATTTGGGATTGTAATCTGCATCCAAATATCAGGTTTTGATGTTAAGTTTGGTATTAATAAAGGTTTTAAAAAGCTCCAATTACTATGATCCTCTATAAAATTTGTTGGAGTATCACCCCATCTTTGTGCTAAGATTTTAACATCATATTTATCTAACTCCACTATAGATTTAACTATATCTCTTGATCTTGCACCATAACCACTATATGTGTCTACTGGGGCACTAATTATAAAAACTGGTTTACTCATTAATATGTAATTTTATGGTTTAAAAATCTTCCTTTATACTCTGTTGCATTAACTATCTCATAATCTCCTCTTGGTTCCCAAACTGAGAATAATTCATCAAAGGCTTCCATTACTCTTTGAGCTTGGTGTTCTGCTGTAAACCCTGCTTCATCACCTAATGCCCATTCTCTACCTTTTAATCCTCTGGATTTACGTTCTTTAGGTGTTAGTTCATATACTTCTTTTATTCTATCACAAACATCTTCCCATGCACATCTATCATCAAATATATAAGGTGTTTGAGGTGATCCTTGTACTGATCTTGAAGTTGGATAAACTGGAAATACCCATTCACCATGTTCTTTATAAGTACCTCTATGGTTAGAAGGAACATCAGCACTTGGTTCAAACCATTTACCATTTTCATCAATAAATCTCATTTGGTCTTGCATACCTCCTGTTACATTAGAAATTGTAGGGGTACCTGTTAACATTGCTTCTGTAAGAGTTAATCCCCACCCTTCATTTGAAGTGATTAGAATTTGAACATCTGCTGTGTTATATAACCAATTTAACTGTTTTCTTGAAAGTTTTGCGTGTGAGAAAACAATATTTTCTTCATAATTTTCTCCAAACAGATATTCAGCTACTGCTCCTAAATCTGTACCATGGTCCGTTGATAAATCAGTGTGTAAAATAAATTTACATTTATCCGCCTTTGCTTTTGGTAAAGAATCTAAAAACGATCTAAAAGCTAACATTGAATCTGGGATTTGTTTTCTACGAATATTTCTTGAATTAAAAAACATTACAAATTCAGTATCTTTTCCTATAATACCCTCTTTAAATTTTTGAAATTCCTCAAATTCTTCATGTTCTTTATTTATTGGGTAAAATTGTTCATGATTTAAACCATGAGGAACATACTTAAATACTCTTTTACTATTATCAACCCCATCTAAAACTAACTTATTAATATTTACTGTTTGTTTTGAAATACCCATTAACAAATCACAAGCCTCATAAAAAGGCTTATTATACATTGGTGCTGGGTAATCATCCCAAATATTTAAATATACTAGAGGACATTGTTTTCTAATAGTATCCTCCATATTAAAAATATGTTTAAAATATCTAGGATCTGTAATTAACATTACTGCATCAGGTTTTTCAAAAGATAAAATCTGTTGTATTTCAATAGATTGAGCATAACCATCTACACAATACAATTTCACATTAGCATCTTCTATTTTTGCTTCTGTATTAACAGATTGAGATATATCTAATGTTTTTCCCTTTTCTGGGTGTTTAATAGCTCCTGCTACATTTACCCAGTTGAAATGATGGGCTGTATGAATTACTATTTCTTTTGCAACTGTGGCAACACCTGAATGTACCCTAATATCGTCACAAACTAATAATATTTTTTTCCTTTGTTCTTTAGGAATGTGTTCAAAACTTTTTTTCATTTATTTAAAATTTATAATTCAAGATTAGTTTGATTTGAAATTTGTTTTCTAAAATCTTCATCCGTAAGGTACAAAAACAAAGCACGATCGGCAAGTTTTTGGAACGAGAATTTTCTTCTTACACATTCAACTTTAAAATTTTCAAATAATTCACTTTTCACTTTAACACTAGTTAGTGTCATTTTTTTAGCATCTGCCATAATTTTTATTTTTAATAACGTTTATTTATAGGTATACGTATATAATTATTTTAGTATATAATACCTTCACCACAATATTCTTTATCCTCTTTATAAGGACAGAAATTACAATTCCATTTTGAAGCTTGTTTTGGGTAATCTTTTTCTTTTATTTTCCCACTAGAGTTAAAACATTCACTAATAAAATCATTAATAGCAGTTTTTGCTCTACCCAATTTAATTTTACCACTAGGTGGTGTAAATTGCTGCACCCTATAAGCTTGATAGGGTGACATAAGTTTTTCATCATCAGGATCTAATACTTTTCTTTTAAGAATGAAAAATTCAATTTCAATCTTATCTAAAGGTATTCCATATTGTTCTGAGAAATATTGTTTGTAGAGGAGTAATTGGAATTGTTTATTTTCATCTTTTTTAGCATAATCATTCCATCCCCCAGTACTTGTTTTTATGTCAATTATCTTAAATGTCTCTGTTGCTTCATGATATGTGACAACATCAAGATACCCCATATATAACACGTTATTTAACATTTTATTTGGTGCTATTACAATAGGTATTTCACAACCAACTAAATATGTACCTTTTTTACTAAAATATCTACTACGTTTTTTCTTAAACCATTCTAAAATAGCAACCCCATCTTCAAAAAACTCTCTCATTTCAACAGCAGAAGAAAAATGAGAATCATTATTCTTTTTATATTGAGTTTGATATTCGCTTATATAAGCTTCTTGAAAGTATTCTTGTATATCTATTTCCCTATCGGCAGCTGCGAAAGACTTTTCATAAGCTACATCTAAATAATGTTGCATCGCTTCGTGAATAGCTGTTCCAAATACAGTATGAATCGAAGATGTAAATCGTTTTATCTTATCTTTATATTGGAGTTTCCAACGATGTTGGCAACCTCTATAAATAGACATTTGAGAATACGATATATTCTTTTGATAAGCATAATTCACCGGTGAAGGTGGATTATTTCTTATTTCTTTTACTATACTTGGGAGTTTTTTCGCCAAACTATTTTTTCCATTTATCTCGACCTACTAAAAGACCGATTATACCATAATTAGCTACATCAATAAAAGTATCTTCCATACCTTCACCTTTAACATAATTTCTACCATTAACCATCAAATTTCTTAAACGCGATATTTTATCCGTTAATCTAATAGCTAACCCAGTTAATGAGAATTTTTTATCATCGCTATTATTAACGATATCTCCGCCTAATGATATGTTATTTAACCCATAATCCATATGTTTAGCCGCAAACATTGCATACATTTCGGCTTGGATTTGTTTGAATTCTTTAGACAACTCTGGGTATTCTTTTTCAAATACCTTAATTGTTAATTTTTCTGAAACACCTGATTTAGCATTCATAATTTCTCTATCGCTCATAACTTTTTCTATTTCTTTTGCGTTATTACCAAAATGGCCTACGTTTTCTTCTAAATATTTTGATATTGAACTACCCATTTAGTAATCCTTTAGTATTAAAATACTTATCTAGTGCTGATAATCTATCATCGGCATCAACTAACATAATAAGTGCTTCTTCAGCATTTTTATAAAAGTCTCCTGTTGAATGGTCTCCAATACCAACTGCTTTATTACCTAATAACTCAAGTGATAATATAGCTTTCGCTTTATCTGCTTGTGCAGATGTCCTTAACATATCTACTAATTTACTCATTTTAATATTTTTTTTATTTCTTTAGTTTCTAATCCCCTATTTGCTAATATACGACTTATTTCTTCAGTATCCAACAAAATTAGGTATTCATTTACCTCCCTTGATGAACATTTAAAATGATCCCTTAAATGATCTATTAATTCAGGGTTTTTCTTTTTCACTGTAGATTTAATATATTTATTCCATTTATTATTTTTAGGAATAAATTCTCTATAGATATTATAAATCATAGTTTTTTCTTGAGGTGGTATTTCTTGTGCAAGATTAACTACCTCTACATAGTCTGTATTTTGAGATACAAATCTGTGTATCATATATGAATTGAATAAATTCCAATCATCATCGGTAAATGAAGATGAAGGAGATTTTTTTGTATTAATCTCCTTTATCCAATCAAATATATTTTTCATTTATACTAATTCCTCTTTTAATTCCTCTCTTAATTCTACTGGGATTCCTTCACCTAAGATTTTCATAGTTGTTGGATCATAAAATACAGGAATAGGCATGATTGCGTCATTATCGGTTCCTGCTACAAATTTTGAAATTTTTCTTAAAATAACTCCACTCATAAAGATGCTTCCACCTTCTTCGTTAGTTATTCCTGTTGTGTTAGTTAAATCTATGTTTAACTGTGGTGATTGTGGTGCTTGATTCATAATTATTTATTATTTATTAAATTTGTTATTAAACTTATACAATTTATTTCCTTATCTAAACGGAAGTTTGCTTTATATTGATGTTCATTTATTATTATTGCTGCTGTACCTACCTTATTGGGGAGATATTCTTCAGCATTATCAAATAGATATCGAAATAAATCCTCAAAATCATCAACGTTTGAATTAGCGAGTATTTGTCTTATCTTTTTAATTTGAGGTTTAGATTGTTTTAATTCACCTACTATAGCAGACATATAGCCTGTAGATACAAGTAAAGAATCATCTATCTTTAATTGACCTTCAGTACTACTTGATTGAATAGTGTTAAGCATTTTTCTAATATCAGGATAAAACCTGTTAACAATTTTCCCAATGGCAGGGGCTTCATAACTAATGCTTTCAATATCACAAATAGTGGCTAAATGTGCTGCTACTTCTTTTTTAGTAGGTGGTACTATTTTAAATGTTTGACACCTTGATTGTAAGGGGTCTATAATTCTTTCTACATAATTACAGGTTAAAATAAACCTAGTGGTACGTGAAAATGTTTCAATTATATTACGAAGTGAAGCCTGTGCTTGAATTGTAAGAAAATCTGCTTCATCCAAAATTACCACTTTAAGTGGTTTAAAAGAAGCAACACTTGCAAAACTTGATACTTTATCTCTAATAGTTTCAATTCCCCTTTCATCAGAGGCATTAATATAAAGATGATCACAATCTAGATTTCTAACGCACAGTTTAGCAAGAGTGGTTTTACCTGTTCCCGCTGGACCATAAAATAGATAATTTTGAATATCATTATTATCCAACTGGTTAGAAATAGAGGCTTTTAGGCTCTCATTTCCAACATACGTTTCTAAAGTTGTAGGCCTATGTTTTTCGTTTAATAAACTATTTTCTTTAGTATTCACCATATATAGAGAATTTCTGTTCTTTTGGTTTTTCAATTATAACTTCTTCTGCATCTATAGCAAATAATTTACCTGCTAGTGGTGATAATTTATACTCGCCTTTAAATCCTGTTTTAGTCATATAAGCTTCTAAAGTATCAGTTAAAGTTTTATGAACTGGACCACTAGGTTCATTTGCAATTAGTCTCCATTTATCTCCAGGAGGTACCCTCCTAGCGATTAATATATCTTTTTCTATTGTTTTAGTTTCTTCCATAATATGAATATACGAAAAATAAATGGGGGAGACAAAAACTCCCCCAATTACCTTATTGTTCTTTTACAGATGCTTTTTTATAATCTGTAATTAGGTTTTTAATAGCCATTGCTGCTTTACGAGCTCGTTGTTGTGAGGCTTTTGTTGTTCCTGCATTGTTTTCTGCTAAGGTATTGAAATTTTCTTCAATCGCCTCAAATAATTCCTGTTTTGTCATTTTTATTTATTTATTAATTAATATTAATTTACATCATTCCGGCACCCATTTGGGCATTAGAATCTAACATTCTCATTTTTTCTAGTTGAGATGTTTTATCTTGAGTTAAAGTACACTCAGTTAATAATACTGTTCCTGCTACTGACGCAGCATTTTCTAGTGCTAATCTTGTTACTTTAGTTGGGTCAATAATACCTGCTTCTTTGAAGTTTTCAATTCCTTCTGTTTTAAGATTATATGATTCCCAAACATTATTATTTTTAATAATATCACGTGCTAAAATACTAGAATCTGTATTTGATATACCAGCATTAGTTAAAATTTGTTCGAATGGCATACCACAAGCATCATATACAATTTGTGCACCAATATTACCTTTAGTAATAGATTCACGTGCAACTAATAAAGCTTTTCCACCTCCAGGTACTATACCTTCTTCAATTGCTGCTTTTGTAGCATGTAAAGCATCATCTACTCTATCTTTTTTCTCTAACATTTCAGTTTCAGTACTTCCACCTACGTGTACAATAGCTACTCCACCAACAAATTTAGATAACCTGTTTTGTAGTTGTTCTTGTTCATATGGTGTCTTACTTTTTAGAATTTGTTCTTGTAATTCATCAACACGTTTTGTTATAGTATCCGCATCTCCTTTACCATCTACAATAGTTGTTTGATCTTTAGTAATGGTTGCAATTCTTGCTTCACCAAACCAATCCCAACTAAACTTATCAAGTTTCATACCCTTATCTTTACTAAATACAACACCACCAGTTAAGTTGGCAATATCTTCTAAAACAAGTTTTCTTCTGTCTCCAAAATCAGGTGCTTTTACAGCACATACATTAACTGTACCTCTCATTTTGTTTACAATTAAAGTAGCTAAAGCTTCGTTATCAATATCTTCTGCAATAACTAATAATGATTTTCCTTGTGCAGATACTGCTTGTAATATAGGTAATAATTCTTTAACTGTATTTAGTCTTTGATCTAGGATTAAAATAGCGGGGTTATCTAAAGTACAAGACATAGTATTATTGTCAGTTACAAAATAAGGTGATTTATAACCTCTATCAAACTGCATCCCTTCTACTGTTTCCAGGTAAGTATCTCCTGTTTTAGATTCTTCAATATGCACTACACCTTCTAAGCCTACTTTATCAATTGATTGAGCAATTAGTTTACCTGTTTCTGGGTCATTGTTAGCAGATATAGTTGCAATTTGTTCTAATTGATCTTCTGCTGAAATATCTTCAGATACTGATTCTCTTAGTTTAGATGTAACTTCCTTGATTGCTGATTCAATTTGTCTTTTAATTTCGACAGCGTTTTCACCATTATCAAGATGTGATAATCCTTTTTTAATCATCTCCCTTGCTAATAAGGTAGAAGTTGTTGTACCATCTCCTGCTTTTTCAGCGGTTTTAACTGCTGCTTGTTTAATTAGTAATACTCCTAATTCCTCACTAGGATCGTCTAATAAAAAAGACTTTGCAACTGTAACTCCATCTTTAGTTGATTGAGGTGCTTCTTGTGCTCCTCTAAAAATTACTACATTTCTCCCATTAGGTCCTAAAGTAGCAACAACTGCATCAGCAAGTTTATTTATACCTGATTGTAATTTTGTTCTGGCATCTTTGCCGTAATGAATTTTTGTTTCCATTTCTTAATTATTGATTAGTTGATTCTTCTACTTTTGCTAATACTTGGTTTTCTGGGCCTATGAAATACTCTACACCTTCAAATGGTAATTTAGTAAATCCTTGTGTTGGTAGGACTACTTTATCTCCAATTTTTACTTGTGGTACTAATAGTACTCCACTGATAGTATATCTACCAGGACCTACGGCAATAACTTCACCAAAGGTATTTGTATCTTTCCCCATATCAGGAACGATAATGTTACCATAGACAGTTTCTTCTACTTCTATGGGTTTAACGATAACTGCATCATAAAATGCTCTTAGCTCTTTCATCTACGTACTGTTTTAAATTTAGTGTTATTTGTTTATAATTCTCTATGTATTCACTTAATTGATTGTAATCCTTATTATTGGATTGTAATTCAGAAATTCTCATTAGAGCTGCTCCTATTGTGGGATAATAATATAAAGACTTTTCATAAGTCTTAGTTTTACCTTTAGCCCTAAAGTGGGTGGCATCTGAAGTTACATTCATTTTAATGGTGTAACTGTATTCATCCTTAGTAATAAAATAAGGTTCCAGTAAAGGATCGGTAATAGTCTTAATAGACTTTCTTTTTGTTGTCATATAACTTATTTATTTAGACGTGAATATACGAATAATATTGCGCTAGGACACGCTTTTTTGTGTATACCTTTATTTAATTTTAATTGTTTTTGCTTTTTTAGATTCCGCAATTGGAATAAATAGATGAAGCAAACCATCTTTCATTTCTGCCTCTAATTTCTCAAGTTCAAATTTAGCTGCTACTTTATAACCTAAGTTAAAAGAACGTTTAGCTAATCCCTTATAGATGTAGCCACTGTAATCAAATTCTTCTTCATTGGGTTTATCATAGATAATTTTTAAAAGATCTCCATCAATTTCTAATTGAATATCTTTTTTAGTTAGACCAGTACAGGCAACTTCAAAGTGAAGTCCTTCTTCGTCATAAAAAATATCTAGTGGATGTGGTTGTTTGTTTTCAAACGTTGTTGGTTGAAAAACGCCGTCTGCCTTAAATAGGTTACGGAATAGTAAGTCGAACGGTGTACGTTCATTGAATAATGTACTCATATCATTTAGTTTTGTGAGGCCAAAGCTCTCGGTTTATTTTATTTGAATGCAACTGCATGCCCTAGCTATACAATATTGGATTCAGTTATACATATATAAAATTATTTTTCTGTATCAAAAAAGAATACCTGTGATAATCTTGATGATGCTACATCCCACCCAAAGTAAGTAGGTGCTGCGTGTAATAAACGAGCATCCCATATAACGCATCTATTAAATACATTACCTACTTGGTCTACTTTTTCATAAGGGGTTGAATCTACAAAGGTATGTTGGTTAAACATTCCATCACTTTCACTAGCATGTCTTCCTCTGGTTTTTTTATGAGCATAAAAACAGGTTCCTGCTTCATAAGGGGCATTAGGGTTTAGATATACTGCTGCTGCCCATTGCTGACTATCACAGTGCCATACAGTATTTACTTTAGCTTCATGTGATTGGAATCTACCATTCATTTCATAGCCTTCCCATTTAGTTATTTTTGTACCTAAAGCATTTTCAAATTTCTCTTTTACTCCTTCAAAGAAAAATTGTTTTCTAGTTCTTAATCCTAGAAATCCACTATCATCGTGAAACCATTGTTTAAGAGCAAAATCTCTTAGTTCAATTGGGTTTTCATAGAAATCATCTATAACTGTAAATCTTCTTGGTGCTAATGGGTTTACTTTAAAATCATCTGTTTTAATAAAACCCCAATCATTTTTTGGGTCTGAATCTGTATTCATAATTTTTGGTTTTTAATTTAATTCGTTTCTTAATAAATAATAAGTACTTTCTATATTTTCTGAGGTGAAATGGATTTTCATCATACCATTTGGTGCTATTGATAGCTTGGCGTTATCCATATCTTTATTGTTTTTTAATATTTCACTAAATTTAAGTGCATTAAAAGGTAAGCGCATTCCTTCTTCCTTTATTTTACCTTTGATTTGGTATGATATCTTGTTACTATAATTGTCCTCAATAGCTTCGGGGCTAAACATAAAATCACATACTAAAGAACCATCTAAGTTTTCAGTTGTTTTTACAAGCACACTAGCGGCATCTAACGCCCCCTTAGCTTTTATTAAATGGGTAATATCTTCTTCATCTAATTCTAATTCAACATCAAATTCGGGGTCTGTAACCCAACTTGTTTTCCCTATTGCTAATGGATCGGCAAGTGTATAAGTTAAATTAAAATTAGCATCTTCAATATACATAACATTTTTTAATGCTCCATTACCACTTAAACTCATTAGTAAGTCTCCATTAGTAATAGATAAAAGTTTGACTAATTTATCGGTATCAAATACACCTATATCACTATCTTGTACAGGAAAAGTATTTAATACTGTTTTACATACTAACCCTTCACTTTGGGCATAAACAGTTAACGAATCATCTTTAATTCTCCATTTAACTGATTTGTGTAAGTCACCTAAATAATATTTAGATATTGTGCTTTGTAATAGGTTTTTATTTATCATAACTGTAATATACGAAATTTATTTTATATCTCAAAGAAATTAAATTGGTTTTTATAAGGGTTTAAATCTAATGACCATTGTAAATCACTAAAAAATCCTTCTAATTTGTTTAATAATATAGACTCAAATACTTTTCTACGATTAGCGTATTTATCTAAAAAATCTTGTATCTTTTCAGGTATATCATGATCTTGAAAGGCTAATGATTCTATTTTATATGGATTATCTTTTAGATAAATCCATTTTACTTTATCTGCTTGTGTTATTAAATTATGTTTTTTATCTAATGACCAAAGTTTTAGCAAGTCATTATAACGGATTGCTGCTCGTACTGGGGCAGGAGCTCCTTTGAGTATTTCAGTAAACATTTCACCTGCTCTAGCTTTAGTTCCACTATATTTTCCTAATTTTTTAACTGCTGTAGGATTACCTAGCTGTGATAATGAAATAGTACCGTCTAATATTTGTTTTTTAAATATTTTAATTTGATCTAAAATACTAGATTTTTCTTCACCCTTTAATACTTGTTGGAGTATATCATTAAAAAACTTTCCTAAAATAGGGGGAAAATTTGCCTTCATAAATTCTAAACCTTTAATATCTAAAGATTCTTTTTCTATACCTTCTTGCTTTGTAATCCATTGTGCATATCTTCTGTTTGCTCTAAAATAAGCTGAACGTATAACACATTCTGTTTTCATTTCTAGTCTATGATCTTGCACATTAAATGCTTCACGTGCTAATCTATCATAATCATCATTGATAATATCTTGGTATTTTAGTGCTACTTTTTCTAAAAGATTATCTTTTTCTTTAGCAGTAAATTCTTCAAAATTAGGGTATAAATGAAGTAATAAAGGTTCGGCATTAAAATAATTAGAATCTGTGTCCACATAGGCACAATAATTATCATCTCCTTCATCGCAAATCCACCAAGGTGTATCTTGTATATGTTTCATTTATATAATATTTTTAAAATGTTCTTTCTCCGGGTAATTTTGGGACTGTTTTTGGTCGTTCCCCTTTAGAATCAACATCATCTCTTTCGTCTAATTCTACTTTATACTTAATACCCGCAACTTTAAATTCACCCCCTTGTTTAAGCATTTTCTTAAAGAAGTTTGTTTGTGAATCACTCCAACTTTCACTCCTTAGAATAATTTCATCTTTTTGAAGGTAATTACCTCCTGATGATATGTGTTGGTTTTTTCTAATTGATTGTTTTTTCAATGCCATATTATTCTCTTTTATAATCATCTTCGATTCTAACAATATCGTCTTCACCAAAGTATGTTCCTGTTTGTACTTCTATAAATTGTACTACTCCACCTGTTTCATTCCAGGCTCTATGTTTAGCTCCTAATGGTATCCTTATTGATTGTCCTGGTCCTCTAAATACTTTCTCACCATCTAGAATAATTGTTAAATTACCTTTAACTACAGTCCAAGTTTCTTTTCTTTTATAATGGTATTGATATGATAACCTTTGACCAGGTGCTACTGTTATTCTTTTTACTTTACATTCAGGAGAATCTAATAATACTTCATACATTCCCCAAGGTCTACTTTCTATTCCCATTATATATCTAATTTTAATTCTCCACGTATAACTTTATTCATATGTCTATTGGCACATAAGGCAGATTCTTGTATAATTCTGTGTCCTGATAAAGTAATTGCTTCACTTAAAGTTTGGAAATTCATACCATATCTAAATGAAGGTAAAGCAGTAGCACCATATAAACTATTTAATAGAATTTTCATTGTATACTGCATTAAATGATTATATTCACCTAATTGTTTATCTCCAGCTTTATAAGCTTTTTTCATACGATTTTTATATACAACTCTTTCTTTAAACCATTTCTTTAAAATAGTAGATAAAACTGATTCCTTATCTGTTCTAAACATTGAACCGTTAGCTGCTATAGCTAGTTTCTGTGTTTCAATTATTTCTATTAACTTACTTACGGTAACAACTGTTCTTTGTTGCTTACTATTTTCAACTAATAGTTCTTCTTTAGGGTCTTTAGATTTTAAATCGTTAAGTCCCAATCTATTATTACGGTCATCTTCATCTACAATACGCCCTACAAATGTTTCCTTACCTATGTTTATAGACATTATTATAGAGGGATATAGCGATGTTAAATCTTCATCAAACATATACTTATACAATCCTGCTTTGGGGCAAAAAAGGTATCCTCCAGCATAACTATCTTTCTTTTGTGGGTTTTGCTCTTTAGGTGGTGGGACTATATCTTGGTCTAATAAATAAGCTGAAATTGCTCCATCTTGGGTTTTACTATTAGCATATACTTCACTGTAATTGTGTTTACCCTTATGTGCTAAATTCTTTGTTAATGCAATATATTGAAGTTTTTCATCTAATTTTTGTAATATTTCAACATCACGAAAGTTATACTCAATAAATTTATTTATATCATTTGAAAAAAGTTGATCTAAATTTCCTTCATATTCAACCTTTCCTAAATTAGCATATTTTAAACCAACAGCATCTAGTTTCCAACTAGGTTCATCTTTCCAATGGTATTTTTTGTGTAAACGAATATAATCTAAAGATTCAACTCCTACTATATCAACATATTGATTTTGTTTAAAAAAGTATTGGTTATTTTTCTTAGCATTTACTTTATTAATAGGTGAAAGATAACTAGCATAATCCTTTCCTATTACATTACACATTCTGTAATATAAATAAGGAATATCAAAATAATCACTGTTATAACCTATTAAAATATCTGGGTTTATTTCTCTAAAGTTTTCTATAAATTTTAATAGTAAATCTCTTTCAGTTCTTATAGGTATAACTTCTTTACCATCAATTTTCTTATAAGATAATTCATTTTTTCTATCTAAAATTAAAATAACCCATTTATCAGGTGTTTTATCCCAATAAGCGATAGAAGTAATAGGCATGGGTGCACTTTCAATGTATTCTTCAGTAAGTGCTCCTCCTATTTCACACTCAATATCAAAAAATAATTCTCTATGTCCCGTTGAAGGAGCATCATTTGTTCCATATTTTTCAATTAAAAATTTTTGATAAGGAGGGATATCATGAAAGTGTAAGTTTGAATCTGTTTTATACCATTGATGTGTTTTAAGTAAATATTCACCATTTATTCCCCTATGGGTTGCTTTATCTTCTCTACATTCTTTATAGGCATAATTAGTCCACTCAATCTCATCATATCCACCTTCATCCCATAAATGGATTTTAAATTTATTATTTTTTAACCTAGTGGAATAGCACTTTTTATACATTATATAACTTTTATTTAACTAAATATACGAAAGCTCCCTACGGGAGCCTACGTTTTTTATATTATTGTTTCAACATCATGAAACTTTCCTAATTCATCATCACTGAAAAATTGGTGTAAATCGGGTCTGTAGTAATTGATTGATTTCATTACTTTACGGTCACGTGTTCTATATACTACGAATCGGTCTTCGACCTGTTCAAAGTGACATGGCTCAGCTTGTTCTTTAGAGCGGAGGGTGACAGTCTCCATGGCTTCTTCTTTAGTGCTACAAGACTTCGACATATTGCTTCCCTGTACTTCTTGATACGCGGGCCATATCTTACCTTTAAGACCGTGTAACATAGTACCGTTCCCAAGGGAAACATAAGCAATATCACACAAAGCATCCAAAACTTCCACGATGTCTCCGTTTTCGCAAGCCTGTCTATATTCTTCCAATTCTTCAAGTACAAAGTCGTATACGAATTCCCACTCCTTTTTTTCTGGTATTGTTGGTTCATAATTATTTGGTTTTCCAAAAGTAGAATTAAATATCTCTACTTCATTTACAAAGGGCACACTAGGTGGTGCTTCAATACCACCATTTGCCTCATCAAATATTGTTAATTGTTTTCCCATTAGTTTATAACGTCTAAAAATTTAGTTTTCTTTACTTCTACAACTCGAAAATTAGACATACCTTCATTATGTTTGTACATCTTAGCTTCTGCGTCTGTTGCTGATACTGCTACTACTAAATATAATTCAGTTGTTTTTTGTATTCTACCTCTTTCATTCTCAAATTCATTTTGAGTTTTAATTTGCCAATATTCCATATTTATTTATTTTGATTTATAATATTCATCACATTTATCTCTATATTCCTTAGCTCCAGGTTTTAAATAATCTTGAATGGGTTTGGAATCTTTAGTTTCCCAAGGGTATATAACCCATTCATCCCCTTCATGTATATTAGCCCACATACTAGGTTGGAAACTGGATGTATGGGGTTTATAATGTAATACTGCAGTCCAAACACCTGGGGCTTTTTCTAATGTAACTCCTGAATCACATATGTCATCGATTACTAATGTATTTGGACCTACTGCATTTACATAAGGTAAACCTAATTTATGTGATATTAATACTGCTGGGATTAATCCACCTCTTGGAATACCATGAACTGAATCTATATTAGGTTGGTCATGTCGGATTTTATTGATTAATATATCAACTAAAATGTTTATATCATCCCAACATAGATATATTTTATTGTCTGCTTTTAATGCCATAATTTATATGTTATGTCCTCCGTTATTAATTTTTAAACTATCAAAAAACTCTTTACGAGATAAATTATCGTTTTCTCTAAATACCCCTGATGCCTTAGTAGTAACCATTGCTGCACCTTGATGTTTAACTCCTCTACAGCTAACACAATTGTGTGTTCCAACTATAGTAACAATAACACCTTTATTCCCATCTGTAATTTTATCTACAGCATTATGGATAGCTGATGTTAATTGTTCTTGTATTGCTCCTCTACGACCAAATAATTCTACAATTCTATTTAATTTAGATAATCCAATTACTTGACCACCTTCTCCTGCAATGTAACCAATATGAACAACACCTCCAATTGTTTGATGGTGGTGAGAACACATTGAAGTTAACGGTATATTACGTTCAATAACAATACCATCATAACCATCACTTGGGAATGATGTAATTGGAGACATTGCTGTGTAACGACCAGCCCATAAATCATTTACATATGCTTTAGCTACACGACGGGGTGTTTCCATTGAATTGGGATCATCTCTCCAATCACATTTTAATGCATCTAAAAATTGACCATAAGCTGTTTCAGCTTTATCAATCATTTTTAACTTTTCTTCATCATTGAAGGGAAATCCTTCAGCAACTCCATTTGCATAACCTACTTTTACTACTTCTAATTCTTCGTGAACTTTTCTACGTTTGTTCTCCATTTATATAACTTTTTAATTTATCTACTAATACTAATACTTCATCTGGTTCCATTGTTATGGCACAACAGACATTGATATTCTCTTCTATTTCCTCTAATATACGAAGGGCTTCTTGCTTATCCACTATACTTCTCGCTGGTCCTCAAAAGCAATAATATGTGGTCTCCAAGTCATTCTATAACCATTATCTCTAACCCAATCAAATACTAGTGGGTAAGATTTAAATAACCCTTCTCTTGAATCTCCAGCAGGCATAAACCATACTTTATCTTGAGGTACATCTAACATTCGAATAAAATCTATTATTTCACCCAATGCTAATTGATCTTTACCATCCCATACGGGTTTTATATGGTAATCAGAATGATATTCTATAGATTTTACAATTGCTTCTCCATTAAGTCTAAACTTATTATGGCGTTTTACCATTCTTTCGTCCGTGATTCCACCTTGAGGGGTTTCAACACCGACCACAGGGACTGAATTAGAGAATTTAGGAGAAATCGATAATAAATTAATCGGATAATCAGTGGGAAGAAAATGCGAGCCTTCAGTCTCGATAGTGATAAATATATCTTTTTCATGTGCAAAGTGTGTTAATTCGTTTACTAAAGCAGGATGCATAGTAGGAGATCCTCCTGTTAACATCATCTCTTTGATATGGGGGTTGTCCTCATATGCTTTAATAATATCATTAAAATTAAAATGTCCTTTTTCTGGATGGATGCTAGTATACCAAGAATCACACCAACCACCTTCACCGAAATAACATCTGTGAGTACATCCTGTTGTTCTAATTACTACTGTTGGGTATCCTGCTCTTGATCCTTCTGATTGTACTGCAGTGTAGATTTCTACAATCGGGAGGTTTTTATCGTAATCCTCAATACGCTTTAATTGCTTGTGTTCCATATAATTTTTTTAAGTGGTTTTTTATTCACT